CCGGCGCGCAGGCCCTCGTAGATCTGGTCGAAGGAGACGTCGGCGCCGTTGGCCGACATCAGGTTCTTGAGCCAGCCGAGCAGGCCGGTGGATCGCTTGTCCTCCGGCTCGGTGTTCAGGGTGAACTCCTCGACGGGCTCGGGCTGGCCGGCCTCGTTGAGGAACATGCCCACGCCGTCATCCGGCGTGCCGGCGCCGCGCTCGTTCAGGAGGATGGCCAGGTGGTCGTACTGGAGGTTCGTCGCGATGCGCGAGTACTTCTTCCCGCCCGCCTCGCCGTTCGTGGCGATTGGCTCGAAGAACAGGCCGGTGCTGACGTGGACGGGTTCAGCGTTCGTGCCGTCGATGGCGGCGTCGAGGCGGTTGCAGAGCAGGTCGCCCTGCTCATGCGCGCGCGCCTGCTTCTCGTTGACCTTGATGTCGACCAGCGAACGTCCGCCCTCGTGCCGCGCGTTCACGCAGTAGGAGCCGATCCAGGCAGACGCCAAGGCCTCGCCGTTGAGCGCGCTGATCGCCTGACCGGCGGCGTTCTTCGGGTGCCCGGCCGGCGCCGGCTTCCCTTCGAGCGTCTTGACCCCGGCGGCCAACTGCTCGCCCGGGTACAGGACCGAGTTCATCACGATCCCGTCGACCGCGCCGCACACCCCCTTGATGAGGTAGTACCCGCCCGACTTGGACACGTTCGCGGCATTGACCGCGGAGAGGATGCGCACGAGCTTCTTTGCCATGAGCGCGGATGCTAGGAAGGCGTTTTATCCAAGTTCCCGCTGGTATGCTGATCCGCCCATTCGCCATAGGAGCCTCCATGCCGACACCCAACAGCGACCTCCCTCAGCGCAACCGTGAAGATCTTCTGCCTGCCGCCCACCGAAAGTCTTGGGCCGAGCTCTTGGAGCGCATTCGCCAGGCGGACCGGGCCGGCGACAAGGCGGCAATCCAGCGAGAAGAGCACTACGGCTTCGGGTTCCTGAGGGCGATCTACGAGGCCGGAAGCCTCGGTCCGGGCGATGTTCCAGAACTTCGCGACCTCCTGATCTCGCCGAAGCTGCGCGCCTGATGCGAAAGGCCCCGCGCATCGCTGCAGCGGGGCCTTGGCGCGGGAGCGCGGGGCGTCAGCCGGCCGGCGTGAAGTCCACGTAGAACTCGGCGCCCGGCTTGAGCACCTCACCCACCGCCGGTTTCACCGTGCCGAGAATGATCTCGCCCCACGGGGTCGCCTGGTAGAACTTGGCGTTCTCGCTCGCGGGGTTCGAGTCGTAGACCGGGGACAGGGCCACGCGGTAGCCGCTGGGCCGGCCGTCCGAACCGTTGTAGGGGGTCGAGTTGTGCACCTTGAACTTTGCGCGCACCACCGAAGCCACCTTCTCGACCACACCGTCCGGCAGCGGGATGCCGACGGCGGCGGTGGCGAGCACGACGCCCAGGTCAGCCGAAGATGGCATCAGCTGCGCGAGGGCCATCGCGGGCAGCACGTCGAGCGGGGCGGCGGCGACGGCCGCGGAGGCGCAGGCGGCCAGCCCGATGGCGGCCACGAGGAACAGGGAAAAGCGGGAACGTCCTTGCACGGTAGATCCTTTCGAAAGGGTTGAGGACATGGAGGGCCCGATGCTAGGAAGCCTCGCCGATCGGTGTGCCACACTGGCTCGAAACAACGGATGGATCGCTCATGGATGATGCAGCGCTGTGGGGTTTGATCGGAACGTGCGTCGGCGCAGCAGCCAGCATTGGTACGACAGCTCTGACAACCTGGGGGGCATACCGTCAGCACTCGAAAGCCGCCCAGCAGGCGCGCCAGCTCCAGGCGGCCGCTTTTCAGCGCGAGACCCTGCTCGAGGTCCAGGAGTCGATACACGACCTGATGCGCATGACCAACAAGTGGTACCTCGATCGAGTCGCGCTTGGCGAGAACGCCTCCCCGCCGGAACAGGATGACGAAAACCTCCGGGTGGTCCAGCGGCGGCTAGCCATCCTGAATGAGCGAATAGCCGATGATGAACTGCGGAATGCCGTCCGAGACCTCCGGTGGAATCTCAACTCCGTCGCCATGGGCAGCGTGGAGGCACATGTGAGTGCGGCCATGGCCGGATCCGTGCAGCAGTTCTCCGTAGTGAACGAGCTTCTGGGGGCCGTCCTGCGCGGTCTGTACTAACTCGTATGCACCGACTGCCACGCCTTCCGCTCGTTCGCCATGCTGCTCTGCAGCTTCTTCGTGAGGATCGGCTTGCCGTTCTCGTCGAGCAGGCACTCGGTCTGCCCGCAGTAGCAGTTGTACCGGTTGCCGCCCTGGGCGTAGAACTCCTTCACCTCCCCGCGCGAGTAGACCCGGCCCGAGCGGCTCGCGTGCCACGGGCGGGTCGTTGGCTTGAGGGCTGAAGTCCAGAGCAGCGCCGTCTTGATGCCGAGTTCTTCCTCGGCCGACTGGGACTCGGCGGCGCGGGCCTCGCGCAGGGTGTTGAGGATGTCGGTCTGGGCATAGAGCATTGCCCTCGCCTTCCCAACGCCCAGCGCCTCCTGGATCGCCTTGCGCGCAACACGCGGGTTCGTGCCGTCGGCCACGGCCTGGCCGATGACCTGGGCCAGCTTCGTCCGCTGCTCGGACGCGAGGCCGGTCCAGTGCTCGTAGCTGCGGAACTTCGCCAGCCGGGCACGCGTGCGGTAGGGTTCGCTGTAGACCACCTGGGCCAGCGTGCGCGCCGCGGCGTAGGTCGGTGACAGGTTCGTCAGGTTCGCCACGCTCTGCGCCGTGCCCAGCTGCTGCGCCTCCTGGGCGTACGGCTCCCACCAGAGGATGTAGCTCGGGTCGCGGCCGTCTGCGATCCAGCGGTCGAGGGTGGCCTGCAGTTCTTCGGCGATGCCGGCCAGCTGCTCGGGCGTGAGGCCGTAGCGCACCTCAGGGCCGCGCAGGTCGTTCATCGCGTAGACGGGGATGCGGTCGAACAGCGCGAGCAGGTCCACCTCGAGGCCCGCCCACCGGCGCCGGATCTCCGACTCCGCGCGCCGGCGGATGCCGCCCGTACCGGTGCGATCCTCGGGATTGCGGGGGACGATCGGGTTCCGCTGCCGGGCCTTGACGACGGCCGCGCGTGCCATCAGGCCGCCGGAGGCTGCTTGGCCCCGGCCCCGCCCTTCGCCTTTGCCGCAGCTTCGTCGCGGGCCAACTGATCGGCGAGCGCGCGCTTGGCCGCCTCTTCCTCCTCGGCGCGGGCGTCGTCCTCCATCTGCTGCAGTTCGGCGTCGTCGTACTCCTCGTACCCGGCCGCCTTGCGGATCTCGTTCTCTTGGAAGACCTGCACCACGGAGCCGGCGTCGAACAGAGTCTTCGTGATGTCCGCCATGGCCTTGGCATTCGCCAGGCGCTGCTCGTCTGTCGGGGCGCCGAGGTCGGGCCACTCGATCTCGAACTCGCCCGGGTCGATCACCCCGCACGCCTGCATGCGGGTGACGAACTCCTCCAGCATCGGCGTGAGTTCGACCTGCTGCCGGCTCTTGCACCGTGCGATGAAGTCGCGCTGGTCCTGGTCGCTGGCCAGGCGGCCGGTCTGCTGGCCGAAGAGGATCGTGAAGGGGATCTGCACCGAGCAGGCGAAGACGTTGGCCGCGGTTTCGAACGGGCCGGTCGGGTCGCTGATCGTGGTCTGGAGCACGCCCGCCTTGCCGCCCTGTGTGACGATGGCGCTGTCGATGTTCCGGTTGAGGCGGTCGACCTGGCTCTGCACCACTTCCTTGACCGACTTGGTGGACTGGGTGCCGTCCGGGTTCTGGGTGAGCACCTGCGGACTGGCCGTCGGGTCAAACTCGATGGTCACCGCGCGGGCCGAGTTCTTGAGGAACGACTCCGCTGAGCCGCCGGTGATCTTCTCGAGGTCGACCAGCGCGTTGAAGCCGGCGCGCAGCAGCGGCACGCCGTCGAACATGTTGCCCACGCTGCCCTCGGCCAGGATCTGCACGCGGCTCGGGTGCACGTCGACCCACTTCTCGGGTTGTGCCTGCGTGTCGTCGGTCTGCGGCGGCCGGCTGCGGTACTGGTACATGGCCGGCTGGCCGAAGTCCTCGGCCTGCTGGTCGTCCACCCACTTCGTCACCTTGAGCTGGCTTACGAAGACGGGGATGACGTCGACGAGCGCGGTCGCGCGGGCGAGGGGCTGGTCGAGGTCCTTGCTGTCCTTCACGCGGTAGATCAGCCCGGCGAAGCGCCCGATCAGGTTCCGCCGGTCGAAGTCCCGCAGCTTCTTGAACAGCTGCAGCGGCTTGAGCGTCTTGCCGACCTTCTTCTCCCAGGCGCCCTCCTCGTCTTCCTCCGGTCGCTTGATGCGCGGGGGCTGCTCCCAGCATTTGTCGAGCAGGCGATGCACGGCGCCGAAGGCCGCGCCGCCGCGCTCGTACGCGCCCAGCAGCTTGTCGAACGAGATGTCTACCGGGTAGCCGTACTGGACCCAGGCCGTGGGCCGCTTGGCATCCAGCGCACCGAAGAACCCGCCGAGAAACGCCTCGCGGGCCCGGGCGATGTCGAGGTCAGAGGTGTTGACGGTGATGGGGTCGGCCATCAGGCCATGCTACGAACGTGGGACACAATCCCGCCGTCACCGCCCAGAAACGCCCACCGCATCCGAGAACTCATCCATGCACGCTTACAGATACCTTTCCGCAAAGCATGCGCCGAGCTTACTTGAAGGAAGCTTTAGGTTTGGCCGACTCCGGTACTACCAGATGATGGAGTTAGCATCCGGCGATGATCGGGTTGGTGATTCTTGGGAAGGCAACAATAGATTTCACGCCACGAACATCCCCGGCCTCCATGAAGAAGGCGGCCCAGAATTCCATGCGAAGCTATTGCGGAGAAACCTTGTCGCGTCTGGAAGTCCTGATCTCACGGTGGGGTACGTGGCGAGCTATAGCCAGATTGATGCCTTTATTTTCTGCTGGTCCACAAGCAGCGATGTGAACATCGGCGGAACTGGTTCGACGTACGACACCTGCATCAGGACCCAAGGCCTAAACACAATCGCTGGTTTAATTTGGAAGCACGGCAAAACGGAAGCGGGTCAGCCTGTTAGTGAAATATTTAGAAGGCTAGAGAAAGGCCGAGTTGAATACAACGCCGTGGTCGACACAATTGAGAAGCCTGGCCACCTCAACGCAAGCGCATTCAGAAAACGCGCTCAATATAAGGATCAAAAGGAGTATCGCTTTGCGCTAGAGCCGATAAATCCGATAGAACGCGACTCTATTACAATCCACTGCCCGCCCGCCGGAAAACTTCTCTCGTTATACAAACAGATTGAATTAACCCCAGCGGAACAAAACCCGAGCACTCACGCGGTTCAGGAAGATTCACCAACCCTTGCCATGATATTTTCCGCGCGGGACGCGGCGAGCCAAGCGGTTCAGCGGGTCTTACCTGCGAAGAGACTGGCTGATGGATCGGTAGATACCGCGGATCTGCGTAGAGAATTTGCTGAGAAAGAGGCAATATGGGGCAAATTCGACAACGCTTATCGAACGAAGTTGGCCCGGGTGATCTGGGAATGCCGTCAATCCAACCCACAGCCCGCAGTTGAACGACAACTTGTCTCCGGTGTTCCACTGTGGATGGTTTTGACCGACGTTAAATGAAACCACTAGATCGAGGCTCTAAATGAAAATTCCGGCGATCTCGCCCCCAGTTGGCGCGAACGTCATGACGACAGCGTCCGCCAAGTTGGGAGATGCGACCTCACGCTTGGCGAGATCCTTCTTGCTCTCGACCTGGACCCGCCCGTTCTTGTCGTAGTCCCGCCGCGGTGTGCTTAGCTCGTCGATGATTCTCTCGATGTGCGGCAGGTCGCTCGATAGGCTGATCACCTCGTCAGCCTCGAACGGCTCGCCCTTCTTCACCGCGTTGAACGTGGTGCGGAAGCGGTCGGCCAGCAGCCACCAGGCCTGCGCCTTTATGTTGGCGAACATGTCCTTGTTCTTCGTGCCCTTGCCCAGGCCGTCCGGCTTGTAGATCGCCTCCGGCCGCCACACCGCGGCGCCTGCATTGAACTTGGCATAGGTCACGTGCTGGGAGGCCGGCAGGGCCTCGTTGATCTCGCCGAACTTCGCCCCCGCGCTCGCCCCCACGCCGATCGAGTCGTAGGTGATGTCGGCGCCGAACTCGCGCGCCGTGTGGTACGCCCGGGTGCAGGACTTCAGCAGTTCGTCCTCCGCCGCCTTCCACATGTCCGCGCCCTTCACGATCGATCCGTGGGCGTTGACCGTGGCGCACTTGTCCACCCCGCTGTCGGCGATGTCGAAGCCGAGGCGCTTGCGCCCCTCCGCCTTCAGGCCGAGAGCCTTGTGCGCGTCGATCGAGGCCAGGATCCACGAGCGCTTGATGATCACGCCGTCGTCGTCCTGCAGCGGCTCGCCGCCGTAGATGTGGTCGAACTCCTCGGGGTCCTCGGCCTTGGCCGCGGCGATGATCTTGAGCATCGTCTCGGACAGGAATGGGTTCTCGTCGTAGTTGATCTTCCGGACGATGGTGTTCGGCGGCGGGTTGACCACGAACCGCTTGTAGGCGAAGTCGGTGGCCAGCTTCGGGTTGAACACCACCCAGACCTGGGAGCCGGCCTTCCGGATCGTCGGCTCGAGCACCTTCCACTGTTCCTCGGTCAGGTTGTGGGCCTCCTCGATCCAGAGGATGTCGATCGACTCCAGCGACTTGATCTCGTCGATCGAGCGCCACAGGCCGTAGAACGACTCCGAAATCCGGTTCTGGAACTGGCGGACGCAAAGCACCCGCAGCTTGTAGTTGTCGGCGAGGAACGTGACGAAGCCCGCCGCATCCCAGCTCTTGCTCGACGCCCGGCCGCCGTAGAGCACCCGGTTGCGGGCCGGCGCGGTCCAGAAGCTCCGCAGGCAGGGATTGAGGCTCGGGCTACCCGGGCTGGCCATAGAAGTGTTCGAGGCCCGCGGGGACGTCCGGCTTGTCGCTCTCCTTCAGGCGGTCCTTGTTCGCCGCGAGGAGGTTGACGCCGATCGTGCTCGCGTCGTTCGCCATGCGAGTCAGGACAGCGACGCCCTTCAGGGCTCCCAGGCTCTCTTCGTCCAGTGGCGCGGCATCGTCGATCTCCTGGACCTTCGCGTGGGCGATGCCGGACAGGCGGTGCGCGGTCGCGGCGCCGAAGCGTGCGGCCCCCGCGAGGTGGGCGCTGATCTGCCGGAGTTCATCGGCTAACGAAATTGCTAAACCCTGTTGCGAAACAGGAAGCGCGCGCAGAGCGGTCTCCGCTGCAACTATTTGATTTGCAACCTCTTTCACCGCTTGGGCGGGTTTCGAAACACGCCGACTGACCGCGGCGCGGGACACCTTGAACTCGTCCGCCAGTTCGCTCGGTTTCTCCCCGGCGAGGATGCGCCGCTCGATCTCCAACCACTGCTTCTCGCTCAGCTTCGACGGGCGGCCCATCAGTCCCTCCCCTCCCCGATCAGTTCGGCCAGCTTGCGGCCCATGGTCTTGGCTCCCTTCGTGGGCTTCGGCGGCTTCTGCCGGGCCCGGCGGGCAGCTTCCTTTTCCTTCCACTCCTCGGTGTCCTGAGGCTGGAGGGCGATGTGGCGGCGGTGGCCGTCGGCGAGTTCCACCACCTTGCGAGCGCGCTGCACCGGGCACTCGGCGCTGCGCAGGCGGGTTCGCGGAAGGCTGCTGCCGGCGGCGTCGAAGATGGACCGCGGGGCGATCGTCTTTGGCGGCAGCCGACCGGCGGCGGACACGACGATGCGCACCGGCGGGGCCGCGCTCCACTCGTCCTGTTCCTCCTCGGCATCGAAGAGGTCGGCGAGCGAAGACGGCACTTCGAACTCGAACGTGAATTCGAGCTGGTCTGGGTGGTGCCAAGTACGGCTGAACCTCATGGCTGGGCGTGGCCTCCGTCAGCCTCTGCCATGCTACGAAGGCGCCAATCGCCTGGCTCGCCTCCGTTGCCCAGCGACGCCTGCTCCTTCACGTCGCGGATCAGGCGCATGGCGGCGTCTCGCCCGCGGATCTTCGCCACGTCCTTCACGTAGGAGTCGAACCAGCCGCGGCCCCTGCTGATGCACCAGCGAACCTCGCAGCTGTGGCGCTCCTGCTCGATGTCCATCAGGCCGACTCCTTCGCGAGCGCGCGGGCCTTCGCCCGGTACTCGGCGGTAATGGCCTTCAGGTCGTCGGCGCGGTACTGCTTCACCGACTGGTCCGACTCCAGGGCCTCCACCGCCTCGAGGCCGATGCGCGCGATCACGCCGGCGCGGAAGTCGGCCCGAGTGGCCCCGCCGGGCCGGTTGCAGTTCTTCCGCTGGGCGAAGACGTTGCGCTCGTCGAACTTCAGGTGGGGGGCGCTGCCGCGGCTGAGGTAGTGGCCGGCGTCCACCGAGCCGCCCGGCTTCTCAGGCTCGAATGGCTTGCCGCAGTCGATGCAGCCGTGGCCGGCGGTGATGTCGCGCAGGCGGACGTAGGCGTTGAAGGCGGTCTGGGCCTGCTTCACCCAGTGGGACAGCGGGCGCATCGCGTCGAGCTTCGCCTTCGTGGCTTTCCTGTCTGCGGACGCGGCCGCGGCGCGCTCCTTCGCCTTGCCGGCGTTCACCAGGTTGTGCGCACACACCGGCGAGCAGGCGGTGGCCAGCGGCTTCAGGGTGTGGAACCAGTCGCCGCACGCCTTGCACTTCCGCTTGACGGGCACGGGGACCGAGAGGCGGGCCTCGCCGGTGTCGCGGCGCAGCGGCGCTGATCGGGTCATCGGGGAGCGCTTCATGCGTGCGCGTCCTCCCAAGCCTTGAACTTCACACCGTGCTCGATGCCGAAGGCATACAGCCACTCGATGAAGGCGGCGGCCAGCTTCACAGTGAACTCGCGCGACTGGGTGCCGAGCAGGACCGTCTCGCCGCGCAGGCCTCGGCCCATGCGGTACTCGCCGAACTTGGCCCAGTCGTCCCGTAGGTTCACGTCGCTG